TGCTGGTTCTGCTACTCTAAGATTATTTACAAAAGTTGATGCCATAATTTACGCCGCTATCTCTGTCCAGTTTGGTGTTTGTGATGCTGTAATCGTGCTCCAACTTGGTGTCTGGTCAGGAGTTATTCCGCTCCAAACGTTAAGAGAGCTAATACCTCCCGTTGCCGCAATGCCATTAACTTGGACTGTTTCTCCGCCTCCCGCACTGATGGCTATACCACCCAGGGAAGCAGTTAACTCGACCCCGGAAACCGATACAATCGTTCCGGCTAAAGAAGTCGCCGTTCCAACGGCGCTGGTTAAGCCGGTAAAAGCTACGTCTTGGTTGTATCCACCCCGGCCATAACCTTGTGTTATTTGATTATAACCAGTAAAAAATACGGTTACATCAGTCATTAGGCAATCCTAATAATTGCACTGCTTGAATCAGCGGTAGGAAATTGTATCGTAAAATCGCCGCTGGACGATGTCTTGTCTGAACCAAAATCCAAAATCAACACGGCTCGATTCGCCGACCCAGCAGTGGTAGAGGAGTTATATATCATCGCTCCCCTCGCAGTAATGCTCGAACTACTAAAAGTCAAGTCTGCAAAATCCGTCAGAGCTGTCGTGCTCGAAGTAGTGGGCGTAACATTGGTCAAAGCCGCTCCGCCCGAGCTGTATCCTGTACCAGACGTCTCATTACTTGTGGTAAAGGCAGTCGTAGCAGCATCTAAACTAGCACTGCTTGTATACATAGCTAATTTAAAAGCGTTACCCGTGCCTGTTGAAGTGGTCGTGCCACCACCCGATCCGTTAGTAAAATTATGTATGCCTTGCAATAATTCTTGCTTAAAAGACGTACACATTGCTTGCGTGATAGCCATTATATTGTCCTCAAAAGTTTAGCTAAATCTTCTTGCCCGTTGTTCACAAGGTTATTTTGCAAAGTTGTTCGATCACTTTTTATAGCTTGTTTAGCAGTGTGAACAATAACCCAGTACATTTTTTCACGAAAAGCATGAGCTTGTTGTTTTAAAACCGGATCAGCACTGTCCGCTATTTGAATAATTTTCTCAACTGCGAAACCAGCTAACTCTTCTGGAGTGTGCCCCCTGTCTACCGTTGTTTGCACATCGACTGTGCCGCAATCATTTTTAATATCAACACTAAACATTATTGTTTTTGCCTTATTACTTTGCCGGTCGTATATTCATCCGTTGTTTCCTTCGCCTCTCCAAACATTTTAAGCGCCATTACAGCTTCGTTAAAACGTTTATCATATAAAGATATAAGATCAGGCTCTCCTTTCATAAAAATATAAGCTTCTAAAAGAGTTCCATAAAGCATTGCTACGTCAGCGTTTTCACTTAACCAAGTTGTACCGGAATCGGCGCCAGCCGTTAAACTCGCGGGACGGTAAAAATAGTGTAACTCTGCTGAGTAATTGCCATTTGGAGTCGGACCAATAATAAAATTGTCCACGTCAAATTGGGCGTAAAATTTTGGGTCTCCTGTAGTTGAAGCATTTGGGTTCATAGTCTGAATAAAATCAGGGTCTTTGAATTGCAAAAAATTGTGTTGACTCGAACTATTAATGAAAGACAACGAAAATGGTGCCAAAAAATCTGTAGGACACGCTAAAAACCTGTTTCCCGAAGACAAGGTGCCTAAAGCATTTTTGCGAAACAAGCTTAACTGTACGTTCTTAAGTATTCTCTCTTCTGCTTGACGAATAAAAACAGGTAAATTATTCACAAAAGTTGTTTCGTCGTATTCCGTATAGTCTTGTATCGCTGTTTTTAACTGTGTGTAGGTAAAACTCATGACGTCACCACCGTTACAGACCCTACGTTTGCGTTTGCTGTTGTAAGCGCCGCAGTGGGGCTTTCTACTGTTTCAACCCCTACAAAAACCAAAAGCGGTTCTACTCTATCTGGTCTAGCATTTTGTAGAGCCTGGGGATCATTCACTTTACGAAAAGGGCCTAACTGCGGTTGCTTTGGCTCATATTCATCGGGCCCGACAAGAAGGCCGTTCCATTCTTTTCGCATCAAACGATAAAGATACCGTTGTCCAGATCGGTCACTAATTGCATAAGCTTTTTTTCCAGACGCAAATTTTGCCATTACCCTACTCGATAGTATTCAAATTTAGGCACTACGTTAAACGAAGATCTATCACGATCCTCCGTCGCAGCCCTGTCAAATTCTTCTTCATATACGGCTTTCAATAACTGGACCCGATCCGGCGCTTTCTTCATAGAAAGATAATAAGCCAAACCTGCCGCCAGACAAGGATAAAAACGAAACGGTATATCCATAGTATTGATAAAGGTATCCGCGTCGTCAATCCGGGTGAGCGCATCGTAAATCAACGTATCAGTGCTGTTTTCAGGGACTTGCCAAATCTTAAGATTTGGGGTTACTTGACGATCTAAAAAAAACTGATTGGGACGACCTTGTGTAGTTTTGTCGGGTATAGTCAAAAACTCATCCCTGCTTAATCGCAAAAGTGAGTAGTCTGTACCATCCCGACGCACCACAACTGACAAAATGTCAATAACATCCGCAGACAAAGAGTATTCGGAAGTGCCTTGCGTCAAAGCTTGTGTTCTTTGAGCAATGGTCCACTGGTTAAGGCCACGATTAGCCCAGTCCGCCAGCAGCAAATTTAAAGACCGTTTTGCGGTTTTTAAATCGTAACCGGTCCTTACTTCTAAACCACAACGTTCAAAAGCTTCTTCGATGTACTCAGTAACATCAAGCTCAAAATTAGCACTTCCTGAAACAGCCATTAGCTATCCTTTTTTAAGGTATACCCTTTTTCTTTAGCCGCTGCTCTAAGCTGTTTGAGCGACATCCCGGTGTCCCCACCTCTTTTCATTTGTTTCGGTAAACCACCCCCTCGCATCGGGACCGGTTTTTTCTTTTTCGCTGCTCCGCCGCCCCTCATTGGTACTGGAGCTTGCTTTTTCATTGCTCCGCCGCCACCTTTCTTGACCGGCTTTTTCTTCTTCATTGGCATTTTCATTTCTCCTAAGTTTTAAATAATACTCTTCTCTTTTGGCGTATTGCTCCGAAAAATACTCATCACTCATGTAATTTTCATAATAACCTTTATGAACAAGTTTGTAAGCCGCTTCTTGTATTTTAGAAAGCCGTTGAATAAAAACCATCAAATAAGGCTCATCAACCATTTCTTCGACTTCAATATCTTCCGCTACGAATTCGGCTTCTTCATCATCAGGATGATAACCCATCAACCAAATATCTTTGTCAATAAACATACCTTCAGATATGACTCGATTCATGTCGCCCAAATAATTATGTAAATCTTCGGGCGTGCCTAAAGGGTTTTTTCTTACAATGACGGCCATGTCATACACGTCATCAAACTGGGATACGGAGCTGTACAAACACTGCCAGCTATTTGTATCGTCAAAAATAATGGCAACTTTGTTATCTAGCCAAGCTTGCCGGGCAAAAGGACAAGGGGGAAGACCATTGAAAAATTCGTTGGGCACATTTAAACCCAAGTGGGTCCAATCTTTGAGTTCTTTTATGACTCCTTTCTCATACTCAGAAGAAGCAAAAAAAGACATTATGGTGCCGCGCCTTGCGTAAACTTTCTACGATTAGAAAGTATGGCACCACACCCACGGGCTATAGCACCTCCTTTCGCTAAATTTTTTACTTTCGCGGCTTTTGTGTTACTGACAACCGTTTTACCTCCACGACCCTCGCGTTTCTTTTTCCTAGCAGTAGACGCTCTTTCTTCTTTAGAAAGACTTTGTGCTTTTTTCTTAGGAAGACATCGATCAGGATTCTTTTTATCTTTAGACGTGCCGCAGGGACCTGCAATATTGCCAGAGGAGTCTATTCTTACCCATTCTTGATCGACCCACTTTTTAAGTTCACCCATGTCACCTGCCCTTTCGTTTGCCGCCTTTAGATTTCTTGGCGTAATTAGGGTCTTTGCAATACTTAGACGCGGCTAAGTTTGCATAAGCAGAAGGGTAAGTATCGAACGTTCGCTTTGCCCACGCTTTTCCTTCCGGACAAATTTTGCTGCCTTTCGATTTTTTTGCGACTTTGCCGCCTTTCCGAAAATAAGTTAAACCTCGAGGTAACGCATTGTTTTTCATAATAAAAACCTATCTACAAAAGGGGTAATTATTATCAGAACGGCCAACCCCCAAATTTTCGCATCTAACGATTTAAGATGATCTTTTTGATCATCAAGCCTTTCTCCAATCCGTTCGTATCGCAGTTCACACTCTTTCTCATGTTGGATAAGTCTTTGCAATAATTCTTCGGTTTTCATCTACCAAGCCTTACATGACCAATACCGCGCACTAAATTTATCTTTGGCTGTATCGCAATTATGACGTGCCCGAAAGTTTTTTCTTCTTCCGGGTTGCGCTTTCTTAATGGTCATATTTGGATCACCAAATCTTACTAATTTTATTTCTGACCCTTTTTTTGCAAGCACTGCACTTTTTTTGTTTTTTCCGGGGGTCCTTTTTGGTTTGTTATAACCACTAAAAGTCTCTCCTCGGTATTGCAACCGTCCAGAAGGTAAACGTTTTACGTTTTTAGTCGTTGCCATAATTAACTAAAATTTTTACGCAAATACAAAATAACAGTGTAGGTGTCGGCTGAAGAATGACCTACCGTTGTAAATTTTACATCACCCGTTGCCCCAGTACCGGCATTGCTCGTTAAACCACCAAAGCTACTGTAGTCGTGATCTCCACTCTGATTTTCGCCTAATTCAATACAAAAAGCGTCTGTATCAGCATCCCACAATATTTGCACTTTCATGCCGATGCACTGCCACCAAATTCTTTCAATAACAACGCTCGAACACGCATCACCGTCTGCGCTAGTCGCCAAAGCAGAAACGTCTACTTTAGTGACTGCGTCTTCGCCACTGCCATCAGAGACATTAGTAAACTTTAGGACAGCGTGTTTCGGACCATCAATAAAAGTCTGTGAAGTAACAGCATCTGCCATTGTTTACTCCTCTATTTCCCCTCGCAAAATCATGGCCTTCCGAGCAGCACTCCCCTCCGGGGGAAGTGCTCCACTTTTTGCTGTTTTTGCTTTAGGTTTTTCTTTAGGTTTTGCTTTAGGCTTGGCTTTTGCTTTAGGTTTTACTTCTTCCCAAGCTTCGTTCTCAGGAGTCGAAGGATCATCCCCTTTAAACTTGCCACCTTTACCTCGAGCACGTTTTTTTTCAACCATTTCTCACACCTTAACGGGTTTGTGAAGCGAATAAATAATCTATGGTCGCAGATTTAGTTCCAGTAGCCGATCCTGATAGCTCCATTGCACCGATTGCCAGATTTTCGTCGTCTGGAATGTTTGCAGTATGAGTAGCTACCAAGTTGCGATTTACAAAAAATTCAACTTTTGCCGCATCAGTAACGTGAAAACCAAGGGTTACATAAGTGTCGTCCGCTATATCTACACCAGAATCGGTGGTAGTAGCAGTGCCGTCCTTCTCAGTAACGCAATCAATGTTTGCATCGCCATCGTCTACTTGAAAAACAATTCTATCGGTGGCGGCTAACATATTTTCAGGGTTGGTAGCAAAATTGACGGTTAAACCCACGCACAATTCAATTGCGCTTCCTTCGGAGTCTCCGACTTTAACTTTTGTCTCGAACCAAATATTTCGGCCCGTAGCAACAGCAAATATTTCATTACCTTGCACAGACGCACCGTCGTTATCAGTAGTAGCTTGAGAGGTAAGAACCAGCGTTCCGCTTTCAGCATCCGCACCTAAAGCAGCCGTTGCACTTGAATCTTTAACAAGCGTCCAGTCGTTAGTAGTGTCGAGAGCAATCCCTGTAAAATCGTCCATATAAGTGACGTAATCAGGGTTTTTATCAACGGGAAGGTTTTCAAACCACTTACGCGGGGAATCCTTGCCGGCAAAAAGAATAGGTCCAGTAAAATGTACAGCCATGTTGTTCTCCTGTCGTGGCTAATGTCAGTCACCCCATGTGACTGTCAGGAATAACAAATAATAAACAATGAATCTACAAAAAGAAAGGGCGACTTTCGCCGCCCCTCTTTCGTTTCTTTTACGCTCCGGGCGTACCAAAAACAGAACGCCAATCGGATACCCCAAAGGAGTATCTTTCTCTAGCCTTGAATCGCATATTACCTGTATCAAAATCTCCTTCCATCTGAGTTTTGATAGGCGAACGATTGAAAAACTTAAAGCCGTTAGGCGCGTCAGTTTTGATAAAGTATGCGTCGGTATCCGTTAAGAAGTGGTTTACAACCGCTCCTTCAGGAAGCATACCCATCGCTTTTGTCGCGTTAAGGTCGTTGTCCGCAGTTCCAGGACGTAGGTTAGAGTTGATCACTCTTTCTGCAATAAATTGCAGTTCTTTAGGAATAATCAGTTTCAAACCACGTACCGCAATCTTTAGACCTCTTTCGTCGGTGAGACCAGCGATATCAATCAACATTTGCTCAAGTGAAGTTTCGTTCAAATCAGCAGCCGTAGAAAGCAAGTTTCGTTGGTTTCCAGACAAAGAAGGGTGAGCGGATGAACACAAAGCAGCTCCATCACCAATTGGGCTAGAAGTGCTGAACGCATTATTTAAAATTGCGGCAGCTTTAATTTGCTTGGTCTGAGCCATAGATCGAGCAAGAGCCTTAGTGTATCTAGACGCAAGTCGGTCGTACAAATTGTCTTCTATAGCTTCTTCAGTGATTGAAAATGCGAGTGCTATAGTTTCGTGAGTGTAACGAGCTGTAAATGTTTCTTGAGCATCTTGGAAAGTGATGGCTCCGCCTTCACCTTTCACAGGAGCTGTAGAAAATCCAGCAAGCATCACTTCTTCTTCGAAGGCTCTGTCCGAAGACTCTTCTTCAAAAATTTCAGCGTGCTCGTTTTCGTAACGATCGTATTCGAGCCCGAACAAGGCATTAAGGCCGGGTTCTAGCTCTTTCGCTAATTGTGCGCGAGAAATAGCCATTTATATTACCCCCTTAAATACCAGTTGTCGGCGCATTGGTTTGAGAATCAAACCTTGCGTTCGTAGCGTTATGGTGTGCATTAAGACGCACAATCAACGGTATACCAGCAGCAGCAAAATCGCTGTTAGCGGCATCATCCATAATACCCATAATCCGCAACGATAAAGTAGCGGTGGTTGCTATGGTAGATACGCCAAGCGCAGCCGAGCTGTTACCGGTGTCTGTGGATCCCCCTCGCGCAGACGTTCCTAAAGAAGCGTTTGCAAAAACAGCCGTCAAAGCGGTTGCTCTATCTGTGAGGGAGGCGTCACTTGCCACCTGGAATAACTGGTTAGGATTGTCTGCAACAAAAGCTCTTACCTTAAAATTGGTATCAACGCTTACGTTGTTCGATCCGGGCCAGTAGTTTTTAAAAACGGTTTTCTTCGAAGAACTATCGACGTATTCCACACCCATTAAAACACCAAGGGCCGGAGTTGTACCTCCGTCAGTGGCACCGGCTTGATCAATGACGCCGGCAGCAGTGGGAACGACAATGCCATATTGGTAAAGTGCATTGGTGTTATTGTTAGCAATTTCGTACTCAGTAACACCTGTTGAATTAACTGCACTTCCAACTAGCCCGATAGGACGAAGACCGTAGGCAGTTTCTTGATTTGCCATTTATTTTGTCTCCTACTAAGCGGTAGCCCTATTTTTGAGGACCACCAAAGGTTACACGGGATTGACGGTCAGGTTTACTGATCGTCATTGTTGAGTGTGCATTCTCGCGTAACATATCGTGATCAACCGCATCCATCTGATCCTGATTACGACTTTCAAAGTATTCAGTTCTTTCAGACACAGTCTCTTCCGGTATACGGGCGAGAAGCAATCCGCCTACTCCAAACACACCTTGGTATTTACCTGATTCAACAACAGGAAGCTCGAAATCGGGATACTCATCAGAGCGTACCAATTCCCAACCTTCCCGCAATTTGGCACTAACATTCTTAGTGTCATCAAACCCTCTGGTCTCAGACCGTATCCAACGGTGCTTAAAACCATCCGGTGCAGGTGGTGAGTCTAACATTGACGGTGGAGACCAAGGCTTTCTCATTGCCTTTTTCTCCCTTGTTTCTTTAGCGCGAGAAGTCCTATTGACCTTCATTTCAGTTTGTTGCATTTCAGTCATAATTACCTCTTCACGTATTTTGCGTATTCAGCAGTTGGCACACCCAATTTTTTCGCTATTGCGACTTCGCTCGGGGTGAGTCGAACTTGTTTACCACCGCGCCCTGTTTTTTTAGTTCTCGTTGCACCAGCAACCGTCTGGGCGGGACGCTTGCGAGTGGAAGTTTCTTCGTTATTGGCAGATGGAAAAGTCTCTTCAATCTGACGGTCCAGCTCAGTATAGTATTCATCGGACGTAGGATCAAACCCTTCTTGTTCGACCAATCTTTTGTGTATACCAAACGCTGCATAAGTTTTTGCCTCGTTCTGTCCAAACCATTCATTACGCGCCGCCCATTCTTCTGCTTTCGGATCGGGCCTTTTTGGCTGTTGTTGAGGTTGGGGCTGTTGTTGATACTGTGGTTGGGGCATTGTTTCAGGCTGTGCGGCCACTCGATCTTCGCGTTGCTGTTTGGCTTGTGCCGCTCGATCAGCTTGGATCGCTAAAGTTGTAAGCTTCCTTTGCGCCTCGACTACTTTCGCCGAGTCACTTAATTCGACCGCCTGTGCTAATTCGCTCTCTGCTTGCGCTATTTGACTTTCTACTCGACCCGCATACTCATCCACATAGTTAGTGTCCATTGTGTTAAGCCGCGTCTTCAATTGTTCATTTTCTTGCTGAACTTGTTGCGCGTAAGTCAAAGCGGCTTCTTGTTGCCTTTCAGACTCCCGCATCTTCTTTGTAAGACGGTTTATACGTTTTTGAGTAGCACTCTCAGCTTGCTCAAACTGATCGTCTGCTTCGTCTTCTGTGCTGCTTACAGGCGCTTCAAGAGATTGTTCCTGCTCCGCTTGATTCTCCTCTAAATCGACAACGACTTCTTCTTCGTCGCCTAAATCTAAATCTACTTGTGATTGTTCTGACATGACTACCCCTGATTTTGTTTGATATCGTTAGGATCAAGAATGGTGGCAATCACTTCGTCATCGTTCAAAATACGAACTTCGCCGCCTTCAATATTGAATCTAGAGCCCGCGTAACGTGCGAACATAACCCAATCTTTTTCTTTGCACCAAGCGCCCGTTGGGAATTTGTCTCCATCTTTATAGGCTAACGGGCCAACTTTGAGCACATAACCAACTTGAGTGCCCACGTTTGTGCGCTCCTGCGTCTCATGCGCCAATAAAATACCGCCATCGGTTTTACCTGCACCACGATACGGCAGTATTAAAATGCGCCATCCGGTCGGCGTCGGCATTCTTTCCAATAACGAGTCGGGTAATTTCTCAGGGTTGAGGTAAGGGGTGTCTTGCATTGCATCACTAAGATTAGTGACACTTGTCTCTTTAGCCATCTGTTTGCTCCTGTTTTTCTAGCAGGTTCGAGAGTTCCTGTTCCACGTGGTTCAAAGCATCTAAGTTGCCCATCAACTCACGATAGTGTTCCATCGACTTGACGTTGTTGTACATCAACAAATCGACGATCGCTTGACGGCGTTCTCGGGTCACCCGATAAACCGCTTCCGCGACAAAAATTTCATCCATGTCGCATATTATCCGTAATAGTCTCGTAAAATCCTATCACAGAAATTAATTAGTTACACCCCCTTG